TGTTGAGTCCCCGCAAAGCACTCGGTGTTCCCCAAGAAGCCACAAGTCACCCGGCTTGGTAATCGCATCAACTGGAACTTCTGGCACTTCGTCCTCGGTTACTTCTGGGTGTGCGTCCTCCATCATTAAAGCAATCTCATCCATGCCAAATCCTGTGATCTCCAAATCCAATTCCCCGGTGTCGATCTCCTCTAAAATATCCTTGAGCATTGGTAAATCGAACTCGCCACTCAATTTATTCAATGCGATGTTTGCGGCCTTTTCTTTTTGCTCATCCAGATCAACCGCCCAGACCTCCACCTCTGTTTTACCCATTGCTTGATAAACCTTCAACCGCTGGTGGCCTCCAACAACATTCCCGGTGCGAGCGTTCCAAGTGATCGGCTGGATGTTTCCGAACTCTGCAAGGCTTTTGGTCAGCCTTCCCATCGCTTCATCTGAAATTTTGCGCGGGTTATACTTTGCCGGGGAAAGTTCTTTGATGCTTTTTGTGAGCAGACAAGGATATTTCATAGTGTTTATGTATTAGATGGTTACAAAAGCTATCTGGGGTTGTGTAAACATAAGTCTTTGATGGTTAACTCGTTCAGAATTTGATCGCCTCGGAACCTGTTTGGGAGTTGGCATGGGTTTGGGAGCCTTCTAACTCGTTGGGGGGGGTGGGGTTGCGCTCGACCTCCCCCCCCAAATTTTTTGAAAATTTTTTTGTCATCACTCGCTCGTTAAAATTTTTTTTTCATTTTTTGTTTTTGTTTTTTCTGTCATTCGCCTCCAGCTAAATGATACGCCTCAACAATCGGCTTGGCCTCCTCAATAAATTCTTGTCGCTGTCTTTCGCTCCAATCCTTTACACTTTTACTCGCAATCCATTGTCTCGCTCTTACAATATAATCGTGCCAAAGTTTCCCTACCTTTGGAATGCTGGTCTCGATTGGGTCTGGAAGTACCCCCGCCCATAGGGCCAGTTGTTTTAACTGGGTTGAATTGGGGGTGGTTAAAGAGGGGCGGTTTTTTGCCACCCTCTCAAGTCTCCGGGCTTGCTCCCCATTTATTCCCGCCACGTTAAATACCACCTCTAGTTCGAGACCCTCTGCTTTTGCAGATAGGATTATATCGCCAGCGTCAGCGGCTAACGATATTGCTCCACCCATATTCTTAATAGCCTCCGCCTTTGCCTCTTCTAGTTTGGCTATTGTTTTCTTTAACTCCATCCCGATCTGCTTTTCGTTGTTGTTACTCATTAGGATCTCCGTGGTTAGGCATTGGCATAGGCTGGGGCTTCGGCCTCGGCCTCGTCCGTTGCTGGTGGTTCGATCTCGCGAAAACGCTCTGCATTAAAGCCTCGTTCTGGATATGGCACTTGTGTAGATCGTGGGTTCTCGATGCCCTCCAAAAGCACATAGACCTCTCCGGGTTCACCGTTTATTGATACCCCAACGCCCATGTCTCTGATGGTGTAGATCGGGCCTTCAATGGGGAAACGCCAATAGAACTGGCTAAGTTCCTTGGGGAATTGGTCATCAACGCACACGACTTTGGAGCCTACTTGCATCGCTTCTTTAACCCCTTGTTCCATGCGTCCACGTTCCACTTCGGGCATTCCTCGCGCCTTCTGGCGTGGACTCGCTTGGCTCGTTCCCGGTAAATCTCCTTCACCCTATCGCTCCGTTGCACCCTAAAAAATAGACCTGTCCTTTTGCGGAACTCGGATAGGCGAGCGCATAAGGCGGCTCGTGTGTATGGCTTCCCAGTACAGGGGTTTATGTATTTCTTGGCTATGCTGGTCAGGCTTTCCGGGGATCGGTTCTCGACTACGGCTAGGATCGCTTCATCCAAGGTGTCGTCCCGCTTGTGCTTAATTGTTGGTGTGTTGCCCTCGGTCTTAATCTTTGCCTCTATGATTGATGCCATTTCCTTTGCGAGCCGATCTAGGTTCACCGTTTTATTCATGTCCCCCAGCTTTGCCAATCGCTCCCGCATCTCATCTTCAAGCGTGTCTATGGCATCAGCCATATCTGGGGTGTAGCTGGCGAGCATCGAATCTGCTGGGTCTTGTCCTTGCGGGTGGTTCATTCTATTGCCACTCTTGCATATCGCCCGACCCGATTCATTTCCCGCTGGGCTTGCCGTTCGGTCTTATAGAATACATCAACAACTGGTGCGCCCTTGCTTGCCTTGCGAGCGATAACTGCTGTCCCGGTATCATGCGCCACATATCGCTTGCCCTCGACAATTACATTCGATCCATAGGGTATAATTCTTGGATCAACTGCACATGATTTTCCGCTAACCAACCGCTTGCCTGTCGAGCTTTTAAGGCTCCTTGTCCAGCCGTCCTCGTTCTGCCAATAGGCCGTGATTCGGCACATCATCACTTTCTTCGGGGTCTTGCGGTCTAGGTTTTTGCCAACATAAATCGTGCTGGCTTGTGCGTTCATCCCCATAAGCATGGCCAGCACCGCACCCCAGAACATACCGCACCGTTTTATCTTGCCCTTTGATTCTAGTTTTCTGGCGTGATACTGCACCGATCCTTGGCAAACCTTGAGGGTCTTAGCTATTACTGCTGTGGGGATTCCATTCTTTAGAAGTTCGGCCACCGCCGCCCGGATTAGCTCGATCTTTTCCTGTGATCGGTTCGCGGCATAGAGCTTTCGCCTATCGCACTCGAATAGGAGTGACTGAAGAATGGCGTGGGCCTTGACCTCTGCTGAACTAATCACAATAAATCCCTTATGCCTTTGATGATTTGGTATGCGACCTGTGGCACGATGGCGTTTCCGAGTCCTTTAATTCTGTCCATCCCATAGGGTATCCCATTAACCACTCGACCCACGCTGGGTTCAGTTGTCCAGTTGCTCCGTTGCAATTCCCAGCAATCATTTCCTCTAAATTGGCTTTGTTTCGGGCGGCTAGCTTCTCTCTGTTCTTGTCTGTTATCATTGGATGAACTTTGTTGGCTTTTGGAGTTGGCCACATCGCCCCCCCCCCCTCCCGCAACAACCCAGACTCGGTTTCTTCTGTGCGGGGCATCGACACCGCAAGCTGGAATAATGATCGGCTCGACTTCGTAACCCTCTGCATCCAAGTCAGAACACACTTGGTCGAGTGCCAAGCCGATGATTCCAACAACATTCTCACCAACGACCCAAGCTGGCTTTGCCTCTTGTATGATTCGGAGCATTTGCGGCCAGAGATAGCGGTCATCGTCCTTGCCTCTCCGCTTCCCGGCGTTACTGAATGGCTGGCATGGGAATCCTCCTGTGAGAAGAGCGACTCCTCGATATGCCGTTCCATCGAGCGATTTGATGTCATTGTGAATTGGCAAATTCGGCCAATGCTTTTTGAGGACGGCTTGGGCGTAAGGTTCGTTGTCGCAGAATCCAACGGTTTCAAATCCAGCCCATCCAGCGGCAAGAGCAAATCCTCCGATACCGCTGAACAAGTCAAGGTGGGTTGGCTTTTCATCTTTATTTGTGCCTAGCTTTAAGCTCTCTTTCGTCAAGTGGGTGGTTTCTTTATTCACAAGTAATAACGAGCAACTTTCTTTCCGCCCTCTGTAGTATGCTCACCTACTTTCACATCCACCCCAGCCTTGCGTAGATCGTGAATGCGTGAGGCCAATCTAAAGCATCCGTAGAGATTTAGAGCCTCTAACGCTGTTATGGATCGGCCTTCATTTAAGTGGGCAAGTATCTTGGCGTTTTGCTTATTGCCTATCGCTCGCACCGGGTGATGGGTTTGGCGCGGCTCCACAAAGTCCATCGTCATTTGATTTGCAAAGTGATAGCTCATTTGTTTCTGTTCCTATATTTTTCAAAAGTGTTTGGGTTGCCCTTGTTCCAAGCCTTGCGAGCTTTGAATTTGCGATTCTTGGCAAACAAAATCGTGCCGTGGTCGCAGTCCCAAGCCTTCGACAATGCGTGAATCGATATGCCAGTTTTAAGTTGCTCTTTCCATAGGCTCCATCGCTTTTGTACCACATGATATGCGCGGTTACGCTTTTGGCGTTGCCCTTTTTGTTTAATCAGCCGTAGTTCGTCTGGAACAACGATTGGGGTATCTAGGGTCTTTTCGTTCACCAAACGCCCTCCTGAGGCCAATTCCGTTCGAATTTGGCCTATTGTAGCGTAGAGTGTCTCTAGCTTTTTGTTCATTTCGTTTCTTTCCTGTTCCAGCATGGTGATCCTGTGGATGGCGGCTGGTAAGGCTAGCTCATGCATATAGTTCATGGGCAACCCGCTTTCACCCATTCGTCTCTAGTAGCAAATCCCATCACCTTAAAGGTGGGGAGTGATTCGCATTGGCTTCGTGGTGCTGGTTTCATTGGCTGGTTTCCTTTCGTGTTGGTTGTTTGGTTCCTCCGCTGACAATTTCTAGCGCAAGCCTTCCAGTCCTTGACCGGGGCACGGCCTCCTACTTTCCATCCGTTGCTCTCATAATAGTCAAAAGCCGATTCAGCATCCCGCTGGTTCCATTTAATTTCCGTAGCATAAGCCAACCAATCTGCGCGAGTAGGACGCTTTAGCGTCCTCTCTCTCTCTTCTAATCTCTGACCTCTAACCTCTAACCTCTGAGGCGTTACATTTCCGTTACATTCCTGTTTCTTTTGCGTTACATTTGCGTTACGCCAACGCAAAATCCTGTCCCTGCTAGACTTACGCAAGCCATGATCCTTTACCATTCGGCGGCTAAATATGGTTCCGTCATCGACTGAATAGACACCATTCATGCCTAACTCGGCCAGCAATTCCTCGCACTTATCGAAGGATATCCCGGCGATTCTGGATAATTGATTGGCATTCATGGCGGATTTCCCGGCAAGCAAATAACCCTCCCTTTCTGACTTTGCCATAAGGGAAAGCATATCCACCCAAAGGCCGCGAGCCTCGATTGAACATCCACGCAAAGATTCATCGGACAGCCAATCTGAGGGAAACCATTTGATCCAAAGCAACTTCACTTTTTGGCCTCGTTGTCCCGCTTCTGGTATTTCTTGGCTCTTGCCAATAGCTCTTTAGTGACTCGATGGCTGAACTCTAGCTGGGTTATGATGTCTTTATAGTTCTGGTGCTGGGCATGGCTGAACTCGTTAAATAATTCCTTTAGCCTTCCACGGATATAGCCGTGGAACTCATCGACCAGCTTTAATCTTTTTACGCTCATAGTTTATCGCTCCTTTGCTCAAAATAAACCGCATTACCATCGTCTAAAAATTTCTGCACAACCCTATGAATCCAAGTTGCTGTGTTATTCTCATTAGTAGATGATTCATCACGGATAGTTTTTGCTTCTATTTTTTGATGATTATTTGCTCCATCTTCTATTGTAATAACTATTTTTACACTCATGGTCTTGGAGCCTTCGGCCACTCGGCCCATTGGGTTAGTTCGGTACAAACTTGCCACCCATTCGAATAGAAGTTGCCAGACAGATACCTACCTCCAACCACATCGCTTCCAGTATCAATTAGCACTTTAGCGTTCTCCTTTGGTTTGTCCCGCTTGCTTCTCCATTCCAGCATTGACCAGCGCACTAATGGAACCTCAACATCAATAGACATCGGGCAACCTCCGTATGGCCGTAGCCACTTCCTCCAATATGTTTTTCTGAATGGCATCCTCAGAACCATCTGCCAAAGTCTGCACAAGTTCTGCAACACGGCTTCTCTCTGCTTGCGCCACCTTGCGAAAGTTCTCACGAAGTATGCCGGGGATTTGATCGCTGAATGATTTTATTAATTCAGAATGGGATGTCGTCTCCTTCACCTTTCACCTCCTTTCCTTCTGCCGCCATGAGCACTTCGGCGATGATCTCATTACGCACAATGTCGTTCTTGTATGGCTTGCCATCGGCGGCTTCCTTCAATGGCTGTTTCGCCAACCATTCTAAGTAGTTCAAGCCATCCTCGCTTCGTGCTATCTGGCGAACTGAAACGCCTTTCCATTTGCCGAATTTAAGAACGATGTCCCTCTCTTCGGTTGTCTTTTCGTTCGTAGCCTCGGCCACAATCTTGACCGCCTCTTTAGCGGGAGCCTCATACTTGTCGGTGTTGATATCTTCAAAACCTCCATGCGGAACTTCCTCTGCTGGCGTGGTACTCAACCCAGAATCAATTAGCACAACAACGTGGGCGAATGCTGAACGACACGCTCTGCTAATTGCTCTGGTCTGAACCATAGCCCTGCGAGCATAGACTGGCCGCTTGCTCCACATTTCCTCGTCATCCCCCAAGAATCCTTCGGCCTGAGAAATTACTTGGCCGTTGTCCATTCTCTTGACCTCCCCAATACATCGATATCCATCCTCAACACGCTCGACATCTCTAGCCGAAGCAACGCATCCGTGCGCTACTGCGATGGACTGCCAGCCCTCCACCCGCACATATTTCTTATCGCCTCTTCCGATCTGCTGTGCGGTTTTCATTACGATCTCGCGGCAAGCCCCGGCCACATCCGTAGCCTGTCTGATATGAGTTGCCACTCCGTTGTTTGTTAATGCCATCTGATTCTCGCTCATTTTATTTGTATCCTCTTTGGTTCGTGATCGTAGTCCCCAAGTGACTGACGATCCTCTATGCTTCCTGACTTGGGCAAGTTTAGTGATTTGAAGTCTCTGGCTTCGTCTAGTTCGGTGTCTGGGATCGAGCCATACACCCTAACAATCCAATCATCCGTGCTTTCACCCGATAGGCGTGAAGGCATCTCTGAAAAATCATCTTCTCCCTTCATTGTAATCCTTGATCAATAAGTTTGTTTTGCCTGTCGATTTCTTTTAAGAAATGCTGTGGCGATGGAGCAAAGATTAGATTGCCAGTAATTTTAATTTTCTCTCCAAAATGTTTTTTGATCCACCAACTATCACACTTTGATGACATAATCTTCTCGTCTAGGTCTTGTTTTTTATAAAGGTCGGCATTTAGATTGTTCCACGCCTCGTCAGTTCTTGCGCTCATTTCGTTCCTTTCTTTAGTGACTTAATGATAGGAGAAATCCATTCAGCCGATATGTTGTGAGATGGTATGCGGAATACAAAGATGCCAAGTTGAGAGGCGAGGTTGTATTTTTCCATGTCTCGCAAGAATCCTCCGGGGCGCAAATGGCGGCCACGGATAAACACACCCCCTTCAAGCTCAATGCAGAATCGCTTGCCATTGGTTTCCCCATAGTAGTCCATGCGAAACTTTCGGTTAGGTGCAAATTGATATTCCTTTGTAAGCTCGCACCCGCCAAGGGAACGCCAGAGGATTTCAAACTTGGTGGCTGGTTTCAATTTCTACCCCACCATTTCTTTTCTTTATACTGCGACTCACCCCATGATTCTTTATCCTTGTAGAGTTCATCCAGTCTCTTAAGCTCCTCGGCCACCATGAGATTAAACCTGCGCCTTTCATAGTTGGCTTGATCGATAACCTCCACCAGTTTCTTAAAGCCAAGCAAAAGAAACACAATGCCAAATATTACAAACAAGGATATCACGGCTTTAGACCTATCGCAGTATAAGTTCTAGTGCAAGATAAAAAGCACCAGCCCCAA